ACAAAAGCTGGTGCAGGCATGACTAAAAAAGGTGTTGCCGCTTATCGTAAGAAAAATCCCGGCTCTAAACTTAAAACTGCCGTTACTGGCAAGGTTAAAAAGGGTAGTGCCGCCTCTAAACGCCGTAAATCTTATTGCGCACGTTCAGCAGGACAAATGAAACAATTTCCAAAAGCTGCAAAAGACCCAAATAGTCGATTGAGACAAGCTAGAAAAAGGTGGAAGTGCTAAATGGCTATGAGCCGTTCACAGATGGGGCAACAAGTTACTAAACCGCCCATGAAAAGGAAAAAGAATGCCAAAAGACGCGTGCTACAAAAAGGTAAAAGCAAGGTACAAGGTGTTTCCAAGCGCATACGCAAGCGGAGCAATCGCTAAGTGTAGAAAAAAAGGCGCTAAAAACTGGGGAAACAGCAAGAAAAAGCCTGTTAAGAAGGCTATGGGTGGCGTTATTGAGCCATCTAATGAGTTTCGCAAACGTCCAGTGCGTCGAATGGTAAAAGGCGGTGCTGTAGCAAACGGTTGTGGCAAGGTGATGTCTAATCGCCGAAAAGTGACAAAGAAAAGCTGATGGCTGTTAGAAAAACAAAAAAAGGTGCTGCTTTAAAGCGTTGGTTTAAAGAAGACTGGAAAGATGTTAAGACAGGCAAGTCTTGTGGACGTAAAAAAGGTGAAAAACGCGCAACTCCTTACTGTCGCCCAAGCAAACGCGTAAGTTCTAAAACCCCAAAAACAAAATCAGAGATGACAGCGAGTGAAAAGCGTAGTAGAGTAGCCCAAAAGAAGCGTATTGGTCAACCTGCGGGTAAGCCTCGTAGAGTAAAGGCTCTAAAAAGGAAAAAGAAATGACTGTATCAGGCTCTAAAGACTTTGAATTAGACGTAGCAGACTATATTGAGGAAGCTTTTGAGAGATGTGGCTTAGAAGTTCGTACTGGATATGATTTAAAGACTGCAAAACGCTCTATGAACCTAATGTTTGCTGATTGGGCAAATAGAGGCTTAAATCAATGGACTATAGCGCAGAAAAACTTCACTGTTACTCAAGGGGATGGTAATGAGCCTCTTGGAACTGATGTAATTGACATATTATCCCTAGTTATACGTCGAGATGGTACAGATTATGCCTTAAACCGCATAAGTAGAGACGAATACTTAAATATTCCAACAAAATCTACAGTTGCAAGACCAACACAGTTTTTTGTTGATAGACAGATAAATCCAGTCCTTCAAATGTGGCCTTTGCCTGATAATAACACTGATGTAGTGTATTATGACGCTTTAGTACGCATGGATGACGCTGATACTTACACTAATACAGCGCAAGTTCCCTTCCGTTTTTACCCTGCTTTAGCCGCTGGATTAGCCTATTATATCTCTATGAAACGCGCCCCAGATCGCTCACAAATGCTAAAATCGGTATATGAAGAAGAATTAAACCGCGCAATGGACGAAGATAGAGATAGAGCGTCCTTCCGTGTGGCTCCAGATTTAAGGAGCTATGGCTATGTCTAAATATGCCACTGGAAAATGGGCATATGGTATATCTGACCGTTCTGGCTTCCGTTATCGCTTGCGAGACATGCGAAAAGAGTGGAATGGCTTGCTAGTTGGCAAGGATGAATGGGAAGCAAAACAACCTCAATTAGAGCCATTACGAGCTACTCCAGACCCACAAGCGTTGCGAAATCCGCGTCCTGAACAGAACGTTCTGCAACAAGACAATATACAATGGGGATGGAATCCAGTAGGAATGACATACAATGAGGGTTTAACCCCTAATAATTTAGTTGCTACTGGTTCAGTAGGTGGAGTTACGGTGACAATATCATGAGTTTTACATACGCAGAAATGAAAACAGCAATTCAAGACTACACTGAGAACACAGAAACAACTTTTGTGAATAATATCAATGTATTTATCAAGAATGCAGAAGAACGTATTTTAAAAATAGCTCAATTAGAGGTTTTTAGAAGGAATAAAACAGGTAATCTAACAGCATACGCTACAGATGCAAATAACGCTCAATATCTTGCCTTGCCAAGTGATTATTTGGCTCCATTTAGTCTTTCTTATACAGCCAACAATTCAAAAGAATTTGTTATGTTTAAAGATGTAAACTTTGTTCAGTCTTTTAATCCTGATAAATCTACAACTGGTGGGCCTCGTTATTATGCTCAATTCGACATAAATAACTTTATATTAGCTCCCAGCCCAGATCAGGCATATGAAGTAGAATTACATTACTTCTATAGACCTCCAAGTCTAACGTCTGTAGGTGATAACAATACTACATGGTTAAGTACAAACGCTTCTGTGGCTTTATTGTATGGAACTCTTATCGAAGCTTATACATTTATGAAGGGTGAAGGTGATTTGGTTGCAAACTATACTCAGCGATTTACTGAAGCTATGTCTAGGGTCAAAAACTTTGGTGAATCTCAAGAAGTTACTGATGCTTATCGCACTGGATTAATTATGAGAGAAAAGACATGACAAAACAAAAAAATAATTATAATATAACAACATTAGATTCATAAGGAGATTGTGATATGGCCTTTTCAGGTAACTTTATGTGTACCAGCTTTAAGAAAGAACTTCTTGAAGGTGTGCATAACTTTTTAAACAGTGGTGGTGACACCTTTAAGATTGCACTATATACAAATAGTGCTTCTTTTAATGCTGCAACTACAGCATATACTACAACCAACGAAGTTACAGGTACCAACTATACGGCAGGTGGAAATACTTTAACTCGTGTTAATCCAGCAACTTCAGGAACTACTGCGTTTACTGATTTTGCAGATACAACATGGGCTTCATCTACTATAACTGCTCGTGGTGCTATAATTTACAATGATACCGCAACAGGAAATCCAGCAGTTGTGATCTTGGACTTTGGTGGTGATAAAACATCTACAAACGGTGATTTTAAAGTTGTATTCCCAGCAGCAGACGCAAGTAACGCAATTATCCGCATCGCATAAGGAGTAACATCCTATGGCAGTAATAACAGGATGGGGGCGTGGCTCGTGGTCTGAATTGGCTTGGGGTTCAGCTATTCCTGTTACTGCTTCAGGTGTTTCAGGTGCAGGTTCTGTTGGATCAGTAAGTGCTTCTGGTGCATCTGATGTTCCAACAAATGGATTACAAGCGAATGCTTCAGTTACATCTGTTTCTGTTATTGCAGAAGCAAATGTTTCTCCAAATGGTCTAACCTCTACAGGTCAAGTCGGTGCTGTTTCGACATCAGCGGCGGTAGGTGTTGATGTAACAGGTCTAACCTCAACAGGCGGAATAGGGTCTGTTTCTGTAGCTGAGGGTGTTGGCCTCAACGTATTAGTTACTGGCGTTTCTTCTACAGGATCATCTGGATCAACAACTGTAAACGCAAATGCAGATATTAATGTAACAGGTGTATCAACAGCAAGCGGAATAGGTTCCGTTACTGTAGACATAGGCGTTAGTGCCGATGCAAATGTCACTGGAATTTCCTCCACAGGATCATCTGGATCAACAACTGTAAACGCAAATGCAAATATTAATGCTACTGGAGTATCTGCAACAGGTGTAATAGGTTCTGTTGCTGTTACTGAAGGTGTTGGCGTAAATGTATCCGTTGCTGGCATTGGAGCTACAGGGCAAGCAGGTTCTGTTTCTGTTGTTTCAAAAACAAATATTAATTTAACAGGTGTATCTGCAACAGGACAAGTCGGTGCGGCTGCGGTACAACAAGGCGTAAATGCGCCTGTCGTTGGTGTATCTGGAACAGGAGTGGTTGACTCTGTAACAACGTCCATAGGAACGAGTTTTTCTGTCACTGGTGTATCTGGAACAGGAGCGGTTGACTCTGTAACTGTAGAAGAAAGTGTTTCTATAAACGTTACTGGAGTATCTTCTTCAAGTAACATTGGAACAGTTTCTGTAATTGGCAATTCCAATGTTCCAACAAATGGATTACAGGCAAATGCTTCAGTTACATCTGTATTAGTAAACGCAAATGCAGATATTAATGTAACAGGAGTAGCATCAACAGGTGGAATAGGTTCTGTTGTTATAGTCGAGGGTATTGGCGTTAATGTAAACGTCACTGGAGTTGCGGCTACAGGATCACCCGGATCACTAACCGTAATTGCAGAAGCTGTTGTTAATTCCACTGGAATAGCTGGCACAGGTGGAATAGGTTCTGTTTCTGTTGTTGAAGGTGTTGGGGTCAACGTACCTGTTACGGGTTTGTCCACAAATGGACTGATTGGTTCTGTAACTGTAAAACAAGGTGTAAATGCTTTTGTTACAGGAGTATCTGCAACAAGCGGAGTAGGTTCCGTTACTGTAGGAGAAGGTGTAAATGCTCTTGTTACAGGAGTATCTTGCACAGGTAACATTGGAACAGTTTCTATAATTGGTAATGCCATTGTCCCTTCTACGGGATTGTCTTCAAGTGGACTTATTGGTTCTGTTTCTATTGTTGCAAATTCTAATTCTTCAGTTACTGGCATTGCAGCCACAGGATCACCCGGATCAACAACCGTAAATATAGAATCTGTAGTTAATGCTACTGGAGTGTCTGGCACAGGCTCTTTAGGTTCTGTTGCTGTTACTGCTGGCGGAAAAATTCCTGTTACTGGCCTTGAATCAACTGCATCTGTAGGTGCGGTTTCTGTTATCGCTGAAGTAGTTGTTAATCCGACTGGAATTTCTGCTACAGGTTCTGTTGGCTCTGTAGACGTAGGTACTTTTATTACAGTAAACGCAATAGGTTCACAAGGAGCAGGACAAGTAGGTTCTGCTAATGTTGAACTTAATGCAATCATTAATGTTACAGGAGTATCTGCTACAGCAAATACTGCTCAAGTTTTAGTTTGGGGGGCTATTGTGCCAAATCAAAATCCAAGCTATAATCCAATTAATCCATCTTCTACCCCATCGTGGACTGACGAATCTCCGTCTCAAAGTCCCGGATGGGACGATATAGCAGCATAGGAACGCAAAATGGCTAGTACATATACGTTAAATAATGGGATCGAACTTATAGGAACTGGCGAACAGTCAGGCACATGGGGCGATACAACAAATACAAATTTAGAACTAATTGATACCGCACTAGACGGTCAGATTAGCTTAACATTATCATCAGCAGGCTCTTCTGGATCGCCAAACGCGCTTCCAGTTTCAGATGGCGCATCATCTAACGGTAGAAATCGTTTAATTTCTTATGTAGATGGCGGCGATCTTGGAGCAACAGCTTATGTTCAATTAACACCAAATGATGCTGAAAAGATTATTTACATTCGAAACGCCTTATCTGGCTCACGTAGCATTATTGTTTTTCAAGGTACATATAACGCATCTAATGACTATGAAGTTCCAGCAGGAACAACAGCAGTTGTTTACTTTAATGGTGGCGGCACAGGTGCCGTAGCCGCAAACGTCTTCAACAATGCACATTTCGATGCTCTTAACATCGTTGGTGCAGTGGCGGTTGGAGCTACATTAACAGTTGGCACTAGCTTGAACATTGCAAGCTCTACCACAGTGAATGGCGTTTTGGATGAAGACAATATGGCTTCTAACAGCGCAACCAAACTTTCCACACAACAGTCAATCAAAGCGTATGTAGATAGTCAGGTTGGTACAGTTGATACTCTTGCGGAAGTGCTTGCTAATGGCAACACAACTACTACTGATCAAAAAATACAGTTCCGTGACACTGGCATTTACATCAACTCAAGTGCAGACGGGCAGTTAGACATTGTAGCTGACACTGAGATTCAAATTGCTGCTACTACGGTTGACCTCAATGGCAACCTTGATGTGTCAGGCACTGCCCTTGTTACAGACGTACTGACCACAACTGCCGCTACTGTGTTTAACGGTGGCTTTGCTTCGCCTAATAAATCATCAATTTTAGTACCTGATGGTACTGGCGATAACGATTGGGCGTTTAAAGTTTCTAACTTAGAGGCAACTGATGGACGTTCCTACGGACTCAAAATTAATGCAGGAAGTACAACAGACGAAGCATTTTTAATTCAAGATCACGATGCGTCAAATCTTTTATTTAAAGTTTTAGGTAATGGTGCTTTAACTCAAAACGGTGGTGCGGTATTTAACGAGGTTTCTGCTGACGTAGATTTCCGCGTGGAATCAAATGGCAACGCTAATATGCTGTTTGTTGATGGTGGTAATAATCGGGTCGGCGTGGGCACTGGGTCAGCGTTAGAGGTTTTACATGTTGCAGACTCTAATCCAGTGGTAACAGTTTCTTCAACTAGCGTTGACCAAGCTATAAGATTGGAGCTTTATGAGCAGAAAAATGGCACAGCAGATTTAGGTGGTTTCCTTGAATACTCAGGGGCAAGTGCAAATTCATTACTTATAGGAACAACGCTTAACAGCACGGACACTACCCATATTACTTTACCAAGAGATGGCAGTGGTGCGGCTACGTTTAATGGTAGAATAACAGCAGACGCTGGCGTAGACATTGATAATATTAATATTGATGGTACTACGATTGCTCTAAGCTCTGGCGACTTAACACTAGACGTTGCAGGAGATATTATTCTTGATGCAGGTGGGGCGCAACTAAGATTCCATGATGATGGAGCTGATATTGGAGTTATTTCTAATGAGTCTAATAATTTAATTATTAAGACGCAAGTTTCAGATGCTGACATACTGTTCAAAGGCAATGATAACGGTTCAACTATAACAGCCCTCACCCTTGATATGTCTGACGCTGGTCACGCTAAATTTAACTATAGTGTTTCACTTGTAGACAATGCAAAACTCAATATAGGAACAGGGTCTGATCTACAAATATATCACGATGGTTCTAATAGTATAATATTAGATCAAGGTGTGGGCAACTTACAAATCCGTGCAACTAATTTTAATCTTCTAAATGCTGATGGTAATGAAAATTACATGAGTGCAGATGATGATGGTGCAGTAACATTATACCACGACAACGCCGCCAAACTCGCCACAACATCAACAGGCGCAACTATTCGGGGTGATGGCGACGCTATACTTCTCCTAAACACAGCCAGTGATGGAGGGGATAAATCTCTTATTAGATTTGGGGATAATGGTGATGCAGATGCTGGTTATAT